TGATGATTTGCTTCGCCCGGCCTATCAAAAACTGGTCACGACCACGGGCGATTGGCGACAGTCACAAGATTTACTTAAAACCGCTTTAGATCTAAGCGCGCTGAGCGGTGATGATGTAGTTTCTACGGCTTCAGCATTATCCAAGGCTTATGCGGGCAACACTAAAGGTTTGCAAAAATACGGCTTAGGACTTAGCAAGACCCAATTGGCTGCAATGTCATTTGATGACATATTGAAACAGGTCAACAAGGTTGCCGGGGGCCAAGCGGTAGTTGCCGCAGATTCTTATGCTGGGGCCCTAGACAAATTAACCGTAGCTGCTGCAAATGCCCAAGAAACAATTGGCAAAGGCCTGGTAACGGCATTAACTGAAGCGGGTGGGGTTAACGGATTTGATGGCGCACTCAAAGGCATCAATGATTTTGTTTCGGGTCTTAGCGATGCAATTATTGGAACCGAACGCTTAATCAAAATCCTTGGGTTCTTTGTTTACAACCCAAAGGGAACAAACCCAATCACTCAAATGAATGAGTTTAACAAGGCCAATGCCAAGGCCGATATGCTTAGCCGTCAGCAATACGGTGGAGCAGCAGCAAACAAATACATTGCAGAGGCTGACAAAGCAGCCAACCTTAAATTGAAAAAAGCAAAGGCCGATGAATTAGCCATGCTTTCAGCCAAGAACAAAGCCACGCGAGAAGAAGCTCAAATGAAGAAGGATCAGGCTGCCCTTGATGCCCTTAAAGCTAAGTTTGACTTGGAGCGCATTGGTCTTAATGCGGCTTTAAATCAAGCTACTGATGAGGAAACTAAAGCCCGCATTAGGGCTCAAATAGCTATTTTGGATGAGACTGGCAAGACCGCGCAAGCTGCCAATGATGCTTTGGTTAAAGCTCAGGCCGATAAATTACAACAAGAAATTAATGCCGGAAAAGCATTGGAGTATTTAGCCACATCAGCAGGTAAAGCCTCGATTGCACTTGTTAATTGGGGTGCTGGTATCCCAGGCGTAACTTTCAACCCAACTCAAAACCAAGACCGTAATTATGATGCTAATTTTTTAAGTAATGCACCAAGTGCGGCAATGAATATCCCAGGCGTAACTTTCAACCCAACTCAAAACCTTGATAGAAACTATGATGCCAATGTCATAAATAAAGCGTCTGAAACTCCTTTAACCGTCATTGTTAATACTGGCCCAGTTTTATCAGATGAGAACACTATTGTGGATGCAGTACAAATGGCTTTAAATGAAATTGCGCGCCGAGGCAATTTGACCACTTACGCAGGGGCCTTACCAGCATGACCGTACCAACAATCAATGCTTACATAAATTTCAGCACGGGCCCAAGTTTTGCCCAAGCTTTCATTTTAGATCAAGGCATTCTTGGCACAAATATTCTTGCCGATTCAGCTTCAGTCATTGTGGATGTTTCAAATGTAGTTGACTCAATTAGCACCAGGCGTGGCAGAAATGCCCAGGCTGACCAATTTCAAACAGGCACGCTTTCATTGCGTATTGTTGACCAAAATGGCTATTTCAACCCAATGAATGCGGCCGGACCTTACTACAATCTTTTGACCCCAATGCGTAAAGTGCAAATAACTGCTACTTATGGAAGCGTCACATACCCTGTCTTTAGTGGGTTCATAACTTCGTTTAGTACTACCACACCACAATCAAGCATTGGAGATGTTGTTTACACAACAATCCAGGCCGTGGACGCTTTTCGATTGGCTCAAAACGCTCAGATTTCAACGGTATCAGGAACCAGTGCCGGACAATTGACTGGCGCAAGAATCAACAATTTGTTGGATGCCATATTGTGGCCAAATTCAATGAGGGATGTGGACCCTGGCCTAACCACGGTCCAGGTTGATCCAGGAACCGCACGCACTGCATTGCAAGCGTGTCAAACCGTTGAAACCACAGAATATGGTGCTTTCTATGTTGATGCATCAGGCTCATTTGTTTTTCAGGACCGCAACTTAACTGCATCTAGTGTTGCTGCCACACCGGTTGTTTTTAATGACAACGGCACGGCAATTGATTATTTTAACGCCGTATGGGTCACAAATGACACTCTTGTTTACAATGAGGCCAACATTACTGCCACGGGCTTGGCCACTCAAACTGCCTCAGATGCAGCGAGCATTGCCAAGTATTTCTTGCACTCATACAACCAGCAAAATTTATTGATGCAGGATACTGCCACGGCTTTGAACTATGCCCAGGCTTATGTTGCTTCAAGAGCTGAAACAAGCGTCCGATGCGATGAAATTCAATTGGATCTATACACGGCTAATTATGATTCAGGCATAATTGCAGCCCTTGACCTTGATTACTTTGATCCGGTTACAATTACGACTAATCAACCAGGCGGAACAACACTAACCAAAACCCTTCAAGTTTTTGGCAAAGCTATGGAAATAACGCCAAATTCTTGGCGCGTGAAAATGACGACACTTGAGGCCATCATCGATGGTTTGATACTAGACAGTGCACTTTATGGAATACTTGACACAAGCGTGTTGAGTTATTAAGGAGATGAGATAAATGGCCAAGCAAACCTTTACAACCGGGCAGGTGCTTACGGCAGCCCAAATGACATCGCTTCAGCAAACGGCCATGGGCGGTGGAGCTGCTACTGCCAAAACTGCCTCATATGTTTTGACGGCTGCCGATGCTGGAACAGTCGTGCAAATGAACGCAGCAGGCGCAACAACCATAACTATAAACACGGCACTTTTTTCCGCCGGAGATAGCGTACAAATTCAAAACATTGGTGCGGGAGTTTGCACGATAACGGCTGGAACGGCCACAGTTACAACGGCCGGTTCATTGGCGTTGAGTCAATGGGAAGGTGGCAACCTTTACTTTACTAGCACTAGCGCATCCATATTCTTTGACATTGTTCAAGGTGCTGGTATGACTAACCCGATGACCACAACTGGCGACACCATCTATTCATCAAGTGGATCAACACCAGCGCGTTTAGGTATTGGTACGACTGGTCAAGTTCTCACAGTTGCAAGCGGCGTACCAAGTTGGGCTACACCAGCAGCAGGCGGTGGTGGCAAAGTCTTGCAGGTAGTTTATGGTTCAACAAGTACTAACACTGCAAATAGCACAACAACTTATGCGGACACAACTTTAACTGCAACAATTACGCCAACGCTAAACACTAGCAAAGTGTTAGTTATAGTAAATCAAAATGGTTGTGGTCACGGCGCAGTAAATGCTATTGAGTGGTTAAGAATTATGCGCGACTCAACTCAAATACTCGAAATAAGCGATTTAATTGGTTATACAGCTTCGGCGACAACGCAATTCGGCTTATCAGTTGGAGCAACTAAATTAGATTCGCCAGCGACCACATCAGCAACAATTTACAAAACACAATTTAGGTCAGAAGATACTAATACTGTTCGCGTTCAAGGAAACAACTCAAGTACTTGTAACTCGACAATCACACTCTTAGAAATAGGTGCATAATGGCTGCAGGTTATGAAGTTTTAGAAATGCTTATTCCCGGCGGTGGTTGGGTAATTCGTGGAAATGATTATGAAGAAATTGACTGGATTAAATGTGAGCCAATTACAAAAGCACAATTTGAGGCAGGCTTTGCCCAATATGATGCTTGGAAAGCAGAGCAAGATGCTAAGGCAGCTGCAGATAAAGCAGCATTATTAGCCAAACTAGGCATAACTGCCGATGAAGCCAAACTACTACTAAGTTAAATGGAAATCAGTGCTAACGGCTGGCCAGCATCTAAGGATCAGGCTGAGATAGGAATCAAGTCTTATCCCGTACCAGGCACGGCAATCAAACTGCGTTGTGCGGAGGCGGTTGCACCCTTACTCATTGGCTTAGCTGCTGAATTCCATAAACTGATTGAACCCCTGGATGTGGGCTCACTGGATGATTGGGGATATTGCTACCGGCCAATCCGTGGGCAAACTGAAAAGTTAAGCAATCATTCATCGGGCACGGCTTTAGATCTAAACGCCTCCAAGCATCCCTTGGGGCAAACCAATACATTTGACCCGTTAAAAGTGCCAATGATTAGGGCACTAGCTCACAAATATGGATGCATTTGGGGCGGTGACTATAAACACCGAAAAGACGAAATGCATTTTGAGATAAGCATTAATGCAGCCAAAGTGGAGGCATTAATTAAGAAAATACAAGGAGACAACAAATGAACCCACAATTCAAAGCGGCGGCCTTGTCGTATCTCAGAGCTTCACTTGCTTCAGTGGCGGCTTTATATCTATCCGGAATCACTGATCCAAAGGTGTTGGCCAATGCATTGGTGGCGGGCTTTATCGCCCCTATCTTGCGTGCAGTTGACCCTAAGGATTCAGCCATAACAGTCGGCAAGAAGTAAGATGAACATCCAGGCATGGGTCGCCGTTATCGTAGGCGTAATGGCGATTCTGTCTGGACTATACGCGGCAGTTAAATTTATAGTGCGCTCAATCATGGCCGAAATAGGGCCCAAGGCGAACGGTCATAGCCTCAAAGAGCAAGTCAACAGGCTTGAAGCCCGCCTAGACCATATTTACACTATCCTGCTGGAGCGTTAGACACGCCGAACGGTGTTGATGTTGTACATCTCGTGCATATCGTCTATATTTGGTTTATCGCAACACGGCGATATAGACGAAGGGCCTCACATGTCAAGAATGGCAGATTTATACATTGAAATTAGTGACCAGTTAAGCAAGCAATCCAAGGCGTTCCAAGCTGCGGCTGACTGCATGTGCGATACATGCGAGCAATACACAATTAATGAGATTGATGCTCAGTTTAAGAAAATGGGCCAGTCATGAAAATAACCCTAGAGCTGACAAAACACGACTTTGAACACTTGACCACAACTTCAATGCAGTGGGGCCAAGATTGGAAAAGCAAAATTGGTAGATTTGAGCCAATTTTGCAAGATGGCAAATTGAATTTTATGTGGAAATATGCCCATTGGGTTGATACATACACCGATTACATCTTAGCTTCAGCATTTTTGAAATCTATTGCTGAACCTCATGAAGCTGCATTTGATATTGGCACGGGTGAAGTTGTCATACTGACTGATTACGCTGGATCATGGGAGACAATATGAGCATTCTAGAACCTGAATACCTAAGCACAACAGAAATGGCATCCATCTTGGAAATTACACCTAGCACATTGCGCCGCTTGGTACGCGAGCGCAAGATTGAGGCATATAAGCCCCTTGGCGGTCATTACCGTTTTGATATGGATAAGACAATCCAAACCTTTTGGAGAATGGAAAGCGAGGGTTCAAAGTGATTGATTTTCTTTCAACATTGTCAGATGCAGGTGTCTTCATTGGTTCCGTGATTGTTCTTGGCATTCCGATGATTGCCGGATTCCTGCTTGGCAAGGAGATTGGTTTAGATCAAGGCCATCGCGCCGGGTTTGACTTAGGAAAGGCAGTGGGCAAGCGTGAAACCACCAGCAGTCAGCGATAACGCGGTAATCATTGCACGCAACGCAAAACGCACCTCAGTAGATGCAGCAATGCGTAAGTATCCTGAAACTGGCTCATTGCGCCTAAGAATCTATGAATTGCTTATGCGGGCAGGTTTGCGTGGAGTAACCGATTATGAAATTGAGGCCACATTGTCTATTCCAGGCAATTCAGTCAGGCCATTGCGTAAGTCTTTGGAAACACAGGGATTCATCATTGATTCCGGGCTCACTAGAAAAAACCAAAACGGCAATGAATGCACCATTTGGCGTGCAGTGGATGAAGGGATGATGTTATGAGCTTTAACATGGATGATTATGTGGATGTTGCTGAAAGAATGCGCAAGATTAAGGAGATATTTCCTGAAGGCGTGTTTAGACCAGCAAACCCAAATGAGCCTTTTAAAGTAGTTGAGATTGGTGGGCTCACTTATATTGCCTACACTGCCGCGTTTTATCGTGACCCATTTGATCCGTGTCCAGCCATTGCATGCGCTTGGGAAGAAGTACCAGGGCGCACCCCATACACAAAAGGCAGTGAGCTGATGAATGCTGAGACAAGTGCCTGGGGCCGATGCGCCATTGCAGTTGGATTAGCTTCCAAGAAGATTGCTAGTGCTAATGAAATTAAAGCACGCCAAGAAGCACCCAAGGCAACGGTCACAAAGATAAAGGAAACGCCGCAGGAGCAACATGATCCATGGGCAACACCACCACCACCGGCTGAAGCTTATGATGCCTGGCATTGCAAGCATGGGGATAGGACGGTGCTTGAAGGTGAGAAAAATGGCCGTGCTTATTTCGGCATGCGTTGCACAAACTATGTAGTCAAAGAGCAATGTGAGCCGATTTGGTTTGTCCTTAACAGTGAGGGCAAGTGGGTTCCAAAGATTGCTGCGGTGAAGTAATGGGCGAGATTACCTTTATCAAAAACGGCTTGGCCACCACAATTCACCAGGATGGGTCAACATCAGCCAAGGCAACTGGCGAAGTGTTATGCGATGGATGCAGTAAATATCAATTCCTTGAAGGTGGCATTGCCTATCGTGAGCATGGGGAAACCGTGCTATGGCTATGTGTCTATTGCAAATGAACATTGAATTTGAATGCCGTAAATGCAAGAAAATAACTGTCCAAATTGAGCGCATAGTTACCGACAATTTGCCGGATCATGTGAAAGTATTGCAATGCACCCGATGTGGCAACATGGGCGTGTGTCTATTGGAGGCCCAGTTATGAGCAAAGCTAAGTTGATTCGCATTCTTGTCATTGTTCAATGCGTTCTTGGTGTTGTCATGATTTGGTTGCTTACGCATTAGTTATCCACAGGAGTTATCCACAGGCTTCAATAACTGTGGGAAACGCCCAAGATTCACGCTGTTAGTAGACACCGTGGATACGATGCATAGCGCACGGCAGGGCCCGTTAGGGATAGCCCGGCGGTGTGTTGTGCATCTAATGGCAGGGCTATGTCTATTGCTTAGCAGCCCTGGAGCAAGTGCAGTAGATATTAAAACAATCCAATCTTATGCCGGATCAATGCTTACACCTTTAGAGTTCTCATCAGCTTTAGTCTTATGGCAGAAAGAAAGCAACTGGAACATACGCGCTCGCAATGGTTCGCATGTAGGACTATGTCAGGGGCGCAGTGAATACCTCATCAAAGCTAATTACAAACAACAGGTGCAATGGTGTGTTAAGTATGCTTACAATAGGTATGGTTCTATTGCATTAGCTTTAGATCATTGGAGAAGATACGGATGGCATTAAGACATAAGAACAACACCAGTGCCTTCAAGAAGCAACGCCTAAAAGTCTTGGCAAGGGATAACAGAGTGTGCCAATACTGCGGTGTTGAGAATGCAAACCAGGTTGACCATGTAGTTGCCAAGGTTCACGGTGGTGGCGATGAGCTGGACAACCTTTTGACGAGCTGCCGCGATTGCAACCTGCGTAAAGGTAAGAAGTCAATGGCCTTTTTTTTAGGCTCAACTTCTGC